ATATTTAACTATGTAATTATATCATGTAACCGTAAATTGATAAAGTGAAAAGCCTAAAAAAGCATAAAAATATACTAATTTGAGCATATTTTAACAAATATTCAACGCATTAGAAAATATGCAGAAATTAATCGATTTTTCTAACCATTAAGAAGGTTTTTCCCTATTTTTTCCCTACAGAAAAAAGCCCTCAATAATAGGGGGCTTAAATTTTTATCTTGTGTTGTGTAGTAAATTCATGATAAATTCATTTTTATTATACACAGCATCAAAATCATTTAATGTAATTTGGTAATCTTTTTCTTGATTATCAAAATTCACTTGAATTACTATATTTTCAAAATCTTCATCATTTAAATTTCCTAAATGAGCTTTTAACTCATCCACTGAATAAACTGTAGTAATATCATTAAAATTATCTTCGCTCCAATATGATACAAAAGCTCCTTCTTCTAATACTAACTCATTTACTATTACCATCATTTTTCCATAGTTTGGCATGTTTATTTTCTCCTTGTATTCGTATAATTTTTTAGCTATCTTTAATGTCATATTCTCTAATGCATATTTGCCATTTCTGTAATTTTGAATAACACTTAATGTAATTCCAGTATCTTTAGAAATTCTATAATCGGTGATATCAGTTTCAAATAATTCCTCTATATCTTTAATTAACTTGTCTACTGTCATTGTCTTCAACCTTCTTTCTTTACCTTGTACTATAATTATACTCTATATAAGGTATAGTGTCAATAGATATTATTAATTTTTTAACGGAAATTTTAAAAAATTTCTATAGAAAAGGAAATTTGACATAAAAAAAGAAGCCCAGCTATTAAGCCAGGCTTAGGGAATAAAGTATGAAAAATATTCATCTATAAATATTTTACCACTAATTATATTTAATTACAAGTATCTCCATGTTCCGTAGTCTGTACCTGAAGCTAATTCCATGCTAGCTACATATCTACGTTCTCCACTGTTAGAAATATAAGATAACCACTCATAACCATTAGCATAACAGTATTCAGTATAGTTAAATTCCTCATTTTCATCATAGCTTGCTACAACTTCAGCATCTAATGATGGAGCTGAGCGAACATTTAAATTTGGTACTTTAACAGTAAATACTCTTGGTCTATCTAGAGACTGTAAATCTGTAGTAACAGGGTTGTTTGCTGGGGTATCGTCTACAGGGAAATAAAACCATCCTACAATGCCTTCAAAATCTCTTGATATATATCTTGCAGGCCCACCAACATATAAGCTATCCCAGTTACCATCAACATTTTGTTCAATAGTTTTCATTGAATATCCGTCTGAATCTTCAATAACAAGTCCTGTATGTCCATATGAATGTCCTGCTGTATATGTAGTGTCCATAACAAATACTGCTCCAGCTTTTGGTCTACTGTTAAGATCTCCTACAATATTGTATTCAACTTTATATCCTAATGCTGCTGCACTGTTAAGCAAGTCTATTGCATTTCCCCATAATGTTTTACCAAAGAAATATGAACTTAAATAATTAGGTAAGTCTACACATTGTGTTCCATATGCTCCGTCTTGGTCAACACCTATTCCTAAATTTGCTATTCTTGTTGCTTCGTTTAATAAATCTGTTGTTCTAACCATTATTCTTTTTCCTCCTGTATTTTGAATAAAATAAAAAGACTATTACTAGTCTTGTTTTGGTTTATCGTATGTCAAGGCTTGCTTACTATCGCTTAAACCTTGTGTTGTTGCATCATTTACTATCCCTAGTAATGACAACATTAAGAATACTGTATCAACTATTCCATTAATGTTATGGTTGAATAGTTCAGTATCTAAATTGTACCCGAATAAAGCTGCTACTTGTTTAACTAATAGTAAAATAGCAGCGATAAAAGATATAACAAAGTGTTTGTTTTTAAACCTTACTTTCCAATTTATCATAGTTTACACCTCCTTTCTAAATAATATTTAAGCTAGGTGCCCAATCATCATTAGTTAAATAACTAAATGAATTAATGTAAACCCCTAAATTGTTATTAGTTATAACGAATTCGTCAAGTTGCATATCAACATTTAACCCTGTACCAATAGTTTTTAACCTTAAATAAGGTTGAGGAGGTTGAGCTGTGTTGTAAATATAATCATTTCCACCTTGATTAATTTCTGGAAAAATTACTTGTATTTGTGTTGTTGACGGTCGCCACCCAAAAGAAGCTAACCCTTTAAAAATTGTAAGGTAACGTGTTGTTGTGTCTGTATCATATAAATTAGTGAATTTTGCTAAACCTTCAGCTAACTCATTAAAAAATCTTACATACACTAAATTGTTAATACGTCTTAATTCCATTTTTGTATTAACTTGAACATTTCTGATAGGTACATTAACCCAACCCGTATCTCCTTCAATTACTTTCCATTTTTCTTTAGTTTTTATCCATTTTAAAGCACCGTTTGTAACGTCTTCATCAATGTAAATTGTACCAATCGGTACATCTTTATTAGTAGGGAAACCGTGACCTCTTAATTCTGAACCACTTCCACTCGGTCTATTCTCAAGAACCGTTAACCTACTCTTAATATCTGTATCGTTGTAAGGTTGAGGTAGTTCTGTTTTTTTAGCATATTTCTCATGGTCTTCTTCGTCTAAGAAAGCTTTTCTAAGTTCTTCTTTAGTGGCAAAGTTTGAAGTGTCAACTGTTGGTTGACTACCACTTATTGCTTTGACTTCTTCTTTTAATTCATTTTTTGTAACATAATTTGTTAATGATTGATGTTCTGTTAAGTAATGCTTATCTTCTAGTTGTGTATTTGTCACAAAATTACTTGTGTCAATATTAGCTGTTGTTGGTCTATCTTCAAGTTCTTTAAGTTTTCGCTTAATCTCGCTATCATCATAGCTTGATGTTACTGGTCTACTTTCTAATTCTGTAACCTTAGCAGCAACATCTTCAACAGATTTTTTTGTAGCTAGTTTGCTAATATCCTGGTGCTGGGTTAAATAACCCTTATCATTCAACTGTGTTTCAGTAACATAATTAGCTAGTGATTGATGTTCAGTTAAATATCCCTTTTTCTCAACTTCTTCAACTGCTTTATTTACAATTGTTTCTGTATTGGGTATTTCAGTTTTTAAAGTATAATCTGATAATTGAGTACTTGATACAAAATTAGATACGTTAGGGATATCTCCTTTTAAAGCGTACTTTTCATTTGCTTGATTCTCTGTTAAAAAGTGACTTCCTTTAGATATCTCAGCTAAAGCTTTGTCAAAATCTTCTTTAGTAAGCACATCTACTCTATCTACTATCATGCTATTAGCAAAATAGCGTTCTTTTACAGGGAGCTGACTAGCTTTATCTATTTCAGATAGGTTAACTTTGAATTTAAATCTGAATATGTCGCTGTTGCGTTCTTCTTTATCCAGGTAGATATAACAAACAACTTCTTCATTTTGAGTGATTAGAGAGGTGTCAAAATTAAACTTGATTTTATTATCTTCTACAGATCCTGTAGTTTTCCAGTAGCTACCACTTCTTAAAAATTTAAAAAGAGCTACTACATTTTCATTAGTTAATGTTCCTTTTGATATTTCAAACTCAAAAGCTCCGTTATTTTTATCATGTGAATACAGCTCACAAAAACTATCTTCTACTTGTCTTATTTTTGTTGTGTTTTCAATGCTTAATCTAATTATTTTTTCCAAGATTGAATCACTCCTTTTCGTTAAAAGCATCTCTTAGTTTTTCTAGCCTCTTTTTTATTCCTTTTGGAAAAGGCACACCTATTGCTGCTAAGTTCTCAATAAGCGATACTCCGTATGTTGCTATGAAGAAGAATATAAAAGCTGTTGCTACCTCTTCAAAGCCTATATATATTAAATATGGATATACTGTTACGACTAATACTAGTACGAACAGATGTTCAATTAACCCACGTCTTCCAATTGTGGAGTTAATCGTTTTTGTTACCCACGCTTTAGCAAGCCCAGTAATAATATCGAATACTATAATTCCAGCTAATGCGTGAATATAAATGTCGTTAAATACTTCGTAATATTGATTAGCAAGTTCCGCCAATGTTATGTGCAATTTTTGCACCTCCTTAAAAAAGAGCGGTTAATAACCGCCCTTAAATCTTTTAATTTTGTTCTTCTTTTGTAGAAAGTTTTTCGTTTAAATCTTTTAAAACTTTTGAGAATTCATCATTTGATTCAATCAATTCTCTTTTTTGCCATTCGATTAAAACTTGAGCTAAAATCCCAGTTACTTCAAAAGCTTCTAACTCATAATCTCTAGCCATAATTTCAGTGAATTTAGTTATATCACTTTTCACTTTTACAATTCCTAATTTTTTTGACATTTCCAAATTCTTATCCTCCTTATCCTGTAAGCACGCCGTTTCTAAATTCCAAACGGAGACCGTTAATATTTAAAATAACATTTCGGCCTTCATAATATCCTTTTGGGTCAGTGTCTGCACCGGCTACGTATAAATGTCTAATATTCGTTTTACCTGTAAAAGTTGAATTTCCACGTACTTCAAAATCAACATAAGATATTAACGTATTTTTTAGCTCCAGGTCATTATCATCTTGTTTGTAATTGTACGCTAACAACGCTCTTTCTGTTTTGAAGCCCCACTCTTCTGTTTCTTCAAACCAACCTACTCTACCGTTTGCCTTTATTACAAAGTTCATCCCTGAGTAATATCCCACATCTCTACCCCAAAAATACGATTTATAATAACCTCTTATCGCTCCGGAAAATTCTCCGTTTTGGTCATAATAAGATGTTCCAAGATAATCAAGTTTAACTCTTTTCTTGGCTTCTTCCGTTTTCCCTTCATATAAGATTAAACTTTCATCTTCAAATTGAAAGTATTTAGAATAATTATTCCATGCTAATTTTAAACTTTTGGCGTTTTGAACTAGAGTAGTTCCAAAGTTTTCATCAGTAACAACATTTTCTATTTTATCTCTCAATAATTTAATAGATGTTTCAGTTTGCGTTTTGGTCATGTAATCTGTAGCTAATGTTTTTGATAATTTCAAGGTAATTTCTTCTTTTGACTGATTAATCAAAGAAGCGATATCCACAGTTTCATCTCTTTTAGTGTATCTAAACCCTAAATTAATTTCATAAAATCTAACATTGGTAATTTGTGATTTGTCAAAATCTCTTGAAAATTCTAAATACACAGCCTCTTTATTATCATTTGCTTTACTTGAAATTCTTGTAAATAACACGTTATCTTTTGCCACCATTGGTTTATAGTTGTTGTCAGGAATAGTCTTATACGTATTACCTGTGAGAAAATACTCATCAATACCAATAGCCATTACACTGTTGTTAGGAGCTGTTGTGTCAAACATCACCTTATAATAGCGACCTTCTTTAAATTCATTTTTCAGCTTAATACCAACAATTTTTCCGGCTCCACCGGTTACAGCATCTAATGAGTTTTTCTCCAATCCTTCGTTGAAATTTCCTTCCCAAACTTCCACGTTTTTTACTTCCGTTTCATTCCCTAACGGCGTTAGGTTAATCGTTCTTGTTTCTGTTGGTACTGTGAAAGTAAAAATATTAATACCAGCTACAAGTCTTTGTCTTTCGCTGTTAAATATTCTTAATTCCTGATTAGCTGGGAAATATCTAAAGTCAGCTACTAGAGTGTAAGTATTACCAGGTTTCATAGGTTCTAACGTTGTATAAGTTAAGTTATTACCGGTTTTCTTTTCAGCTGAGTTTAGAAGGTTATCCCCCCTAATAGCAACCTTAAATTGTTTATCATTCAGTTCACCTATTTGAGATTTAAATTGTTCTAATGTCGTGTCAAAAGTTTTATACTTGTTAGTTACTTCTTTTATTAACTCGGGGTCGGGTAGGTTATCCAATCTAGCAAAACATGTAGTCTTTAAGAACTGATATTCAACGTCTAATTTAATATTAATTGTTGTTCCGTCTTTCTCACCGTTTGAGTAATAAACGTTGGTAAGTTCACCGTCATTATTATATGTTGCGTTCTCTTGTGTTTTGTTTAAACCGCCACCCCAAACCCTAGCTGTAAGGTTGAAACCGTTAGTAACTTTAACACCGTCGTAATAAACGTCTACAAAGAACTTAACGTCGTTAGTTCTTTTACCTTCATAAGTTCCGGCGACTCTTACGTTTGCTGACAATGAATGTGCTTTTAAATCTTCAAGGCTCGGTATCCACTCGGTTGGCATGTCACCACCTACCGACATATAAGGTTCAGCAACTTTAAAATGTCCGTTCTTTGTTGAAAAGATAAAAAATAGATTATCGCTTTGCGATGTAAAATCTTGTTGAACCGTGTAAGTGATTTCTTTAATAACCCAAGTGTCCCTTAATGTTCCGTTATCTAAATTAAAGCCGGTCATCTGTTTATTACCGACATGAGATTTCAAGGCTAAATGTAACCCGTTATCTACATTAACATCGCTGTAAATATAAATTGGTAATCTGATTACAATCGTATCACCACGTTTGAATTCCTTCTTAGAACTAACAAAAGAAATGCCTTTCCAAGCGTTACCGGTTAACCCTCTGTTGTTAATTTCTACAGAATTACGACCGTTAAAGTCGTTTTGGTTAATTGTTGGTGACGCTCCGTTTAATGTGTAAGAAGCACTAGATTTAATTTCAGTATTGAGTAATAAGTTGAATTTTGTCGCCGGCTTCCCGTCTTCACCTTTCAACCTAACCCATTTAAAAGCTTTTTTATCGGTCGGCGTTACCGGTGATGTAGTCCTTGCTATTCCCATGTAAGTTTTCGGTTCACGCCCAAAATTGCTACCGTCAGCATTATCCGAATATACTAAGTGTGTATATTTGTCACCGGTAATAGATTTTTGTTGAATGTCGAACCAATCAAAGTCATTTGCCGTCGGTGTTCCATTTTTAAACACATAACCGAAATAACGGTATTTGTGATATTGTGCCGGCTCGTTGGTTGGATAATCTGTGTAAGGTCTATCGCCTTCATGAATTGTATACCAATCTACTTGAACACCCGTCCAATCTTCGTCTTCCGGTACTAATATGAACTTAAATAACACATCGTCAACATCGTTTCCGGTTGTAAATACTATATTCTTAGTTTGTAATGTGTTACCAAATTCCAACTGACCCCAAGAGTACTCTTGTGAAGTTTTGTTATTTCTGAAATACGCCCATAATTTATTGTTATTACCTTTTGCTCTAGCTGTAAGGGTGTATTTTGTATTAGGTTTCAAACTTAAAAACATATTTGCTTGCCAAATATCGCTAATGTCATCATCGTTAGTAATATTCACACGTGGTCTATTTTTAGCAAGTAAAAACGAATTGTCGTCAGGTTCAACAAATGTAAAATCTAACCCGTTTGTGCTGTTGGCATAACCTTTATACAGTTTTCCTTCAAATTTCACCTTAGTCCAACTATATTCAGTCGGGTCGGTCGGTGCTGTTGATTTACTACCGGTATAAAGCCCTATATATTGGGAATTCGGGTCATCATTCATGTTGCGACCATCAGCAAAGTTCGAATACTTCTTAAATACGTATGCATTCTTACCATCTGAACCTCTTAATTCAGTTTTTTTACTTTCGTATATTTTTACGCTTTCTTCGTTTGCTATCTGACGAATACCATCAGCACTAATTGTTAAATCGTTGATTAATCTCTTAGTTTCTTCTTTAGTTATGAAATCTTTTCTAATACTTGATTGAATGGCATCTCTCATTTTAGTAAAGATGTTTTGCGTGTTCACTTCACCAGCTTCAAATTGTTGTCTAAAACTTTCAGCAGAAACTAACGTTTTAATAAATGCTTTGTCAATCATAGCATTTTTAATTTCAGCAAAGTTCAATTGTGCTTGAATAGCCTTTATCATTTCAGCTTCAGTTATTATCGTTTTAAGTCGAGCGATATTACCTTCGACTGCATCAAGAATTCTAGTTTTGACTATTGGCGGAATTTCTCCGTCAGCTTCAAACAGTGCTTTTTTTACTTCAACTGCACTTTTCGATTTTTCTTCTAATTCGACTAGTTTATCTTCAATGCTTTTCTTGTCAAGTTTTAATAATTGGTCTAAATTTTTCTGAATTTTAAAAACATCTAATTTACTCTCTACTTGTTCAGTTACCGCATTATCAATCATGCTAGCTAGTGTAGTTCCTAAATTGGATTGAATCTTACCAAAACCAATAGTTTTTAACTTACGCCCCATAGGTGAATAAGTATATTTTGTGATTTTCTTCTTAACATCAAGATTAAATTTCTCATGGAATATTGTAACTGTGTCAAATATCCCAACAGGTACATCCGGTCTACCCACAACATCAATCTCTATACTTTCTTCAATTACATCGCACAATGTAGTTTTGAAGTAATTTTCACCGTATTTTCGTAACGTTATTTCGTCAATAACATCTTGGTCGCTTACATCTAAATTCCCCTCGTAAATGTTTTTATATTTATTAATCAACGGGCTGTCAACAGTAACAGCTATTACTTTATCTTTCTCACCCTCTTTATGAGAAGTGATAGTTTTTGTGAAGTGGATTCTTGTTCTTAAATCTTTTATAGATTTTTTCTGTTGGTATGATTTTAGATTTTTTTTATACATAAATAAAGCTTCTTTGTTACTTCCGCCATTACTTAATAATCTAATATCATACTTATCTCTAATTAAGTCTCCGCCCCATTGACCTATTATAGAATGTTTATCTCTAAATAAGGCATTTGCTACTGTCACATTTTTTAAGTTGAAACTGTGTGTGCTAGCTATATCAGAAGAGAACGTAAATTTATGGTTACGAATGATACTACTTGTAAGACTTCTCATCACTCTATCCCCACTAGCGTTATTAACACTTATTTCGGTGATAGAATAATTATTTAATAATGTAGCTACTTGATTCGCATAGACAGTAATATAAGCGTGATGTTTTTCTACTTCAAATATGATGAATTCCTGTTCTCCGTGTAAGTCATCAGCTAGTAAAAGTGTCTCTTCTACTAACTCTTCCCACAATGGATTATTTGTTGGAAATTTGAAACTTAATTGATATTTACTATTTCCCTCGTGTTCTATTTCATCATTATAAGAAAAATTAAGAGGGATTTTTCCCTCTTTTAAATAGATCATACACGCCACCTCCAATTACCTTTTATTTTGATGCTTGTAACATTCCCGGTAGTTACAACACCTTGCAATCCCGGTTGTATTTCAAAGAAACCACCTTTTTTACGGATTGAATTTTTTAAAACATTATTTTTATCATATATATTTTGTCTCCTGTGCCTACACTCTATAATTGCTTTGCTGTCTAACGTTAAAAACATAATTTGACTACCTATAGCCAAACTTACTTCTCCATTTCCTTCTATTTCAATTATCGGTTCCGAAAATACATTTCCAATATTATTGATAGTACCTTTAGCCGTAAGTCTTATTTCAGTACTTTCGTTAGTATATCTAAATGGATCAAACAATAATTTAACACTAACCAACCACCTTGAATTACCTTGCTTATTAAAAGTAATATCAACTAAATCAGCATAATATTTAGATGATTTTAAATAATCCAGTTCTATTGTATTATCAAAATCATTAAATAGATTGCTTAACTCTACTACCTTAGCAAAATTAACAGCAGAGATTTTCAAAGTACGTTCTTGACTTTCAAAAGCTTCATCATGAAGTATATAAGTTCCGTTAATACCATATATTTTATTTTCTTCTGATATGCGTTTTTTTGCTACTTGAATCTCTCCACCGTCAACTAACACATAGTCTTTAGGAGGTAAAATCACATCATTAATCTTAATCATTATTAAATACCCTCCCTTCTAACAAATGTCATTTGTCTATCATATGAGTTTTTAGCTAAAATTTCACCGTCTAAATAAGTGTTAATATCTTTATTAGAAATATCTTTTAATAAGTCTTGTACAACTTCTAACGCTTTAATCACGTTACTATCCTTATCTTCTAAAGAAAAGTCAGCTGTACTCATATCTTCAATTTTTAAATTTTTAGATATGCTAGCTCCTATTTCAAAATCTGAAATATCATTTGTAAAAGCTTTATTAATATCTTTAGCCATTCCACTAACAGTATTCTTTACAGTTTCAAACTTATCTGAAAGTCCTTTGTCTAAACTTTCCATAATTGCATTACCAGCAGGTATTAGTAGTTTTCTGTCGTACTCAATCGGACCTTTGTTATCTCGAATCCAATCAGCTATTCCGCTTACAAAACTTCTAACGCTTCCCCAAGCTGACCTTAGCCCATTAAGGAATCCATTAATAATAGCACTACCTGCATTCCATAAGTTGATATTTCTTAATGAGTAGAATATGTTAGAAACGCTACTTACTAAGTTGGAAACTCCGTTTCTGAATGAATACCAAGCATTCTGCGCAGCACCCACTAATCCACTTATAATACCTACAACACTTGACCTAATACTGTTCCAAGTGTTGACAGCTGTGTTTCTTACACCATTTATTAGAGATGAAAAGAAATTTTTAAATCCTTCCCATAAAGCTCTTATTCCATTAATTAATCCAGTTACTATTGTTATCACAGCTGTTTTCAAACCGTTCCAAATAGTTGAAGCTGTTGTTTGTAGAAAACTCCAAAGAGCAATCATTCCATTTTTAAAACTTTCCCAAGCATTTATTAATAATGCTATAAGAGTACTGACTATTGTTGATACTACTGTTTTGATACCTTCCCAAACTTTCTGAATAGCTGTTTTAATGCCATCCCAAATAAGTTTTAAATCTTCTTGAAGTTTCCCAAAATTACCAGTTACAAAATCAAGAATAATTAATACAGCTCCCATTACAATAGATTTAATAAATCCCCAAACACCTTGAATAGTCGTTTTTACACCGTCCCAAACAGAGGTAACTCCATTTCTTAAAATGTTCCAAGCATTAGTAAACCCTTGTATAAATGGTTGGACTATAGCCATTATTGAGTTTGTGATAAAAGTCCACGCTGCGCTTGTTGTTTCTTGAATTCCAGACCATAGACTAGAGAAATATTCAGTTACACCTTGCCATAGAGTTTTTATTTTTTCTACAGCAGCACTCCAAATACCCTGAACCCCAGACCATAAGGTTGTTGCTCCTGTTGAAATACCACTCCATATACTACTAAAGAATTCTACTACACCTTGCCAAGCTTGTTTTATAAAGTTGACAAAGCCTTGCCATATCTGTTTTCCGGTTTCCGTCTGTGTGAAAAACCATGTTAAAGCAGCTACCACCGCCGTTATTCCCACAATAAGTGCAGTCATAGGGCTTAAAATCATTACAGCGTTGAAAATTGCCATTGCTGTTCTTGCTGCCATAATGGCGGTTTTGAAACCATTTATTAAAGCAACTATAGGTCCGAGTATCTTCAGTGCTATAAACTTACCAACAATATAACCTAGTGCAACTTTCACTAAGGCAAGTGCTACCTGATTTTCTCTTAAATATGAAGTGAAACTTTTTATCCATTGTGATATTACTTTTAATACGTTACTTAAAAATTCAAATGCTAAAGCTACACCACTAACACCACTTTCAGCAGTGTTAATTCCTAATAGATCTCCGATAAAATCTCCAACAATTGCTACTATATTTTTTATCGCTTCCCAAACATTTTTAAAAGCAGTTCGGATATTATCAGCAATGCTAACAATTGAATCAGCAGTTCTTTCATTAATACCTAATGCTTTTATCAAGTCTATCCCTTCTTGTTTAGAAATTGACCCTGTCAACACATTAATGAATGACTCTACAGCTCCAGAAACCTTAGTTAAATATCCTTGAATTTTGTTTACTACTTCATCTCCAAACACACCTCTTAATTGCTCAGCTAGTCCAGAGAATGCACCTATCACAAGAGATGGTAATCCTTTTAAAATATTTCCTACCATTGGTAGAAAGTTACCTACAAGGAAAGTCATTGTTGTACTAGCTAATTGTTGTAGAGCTGGTTTAATATCTTGACCTAGAGATAGATTACCTATCAAGTTTAAAAATGCTGCTTTCATAGAAGCAAATGAACCTTGTAATGTTGTAGCTGCTTCTTTTGCTGTTGTTCCTGTAATTCCTAATTCGCCTTGAATTACGTGAATTGCTTCATACACATCTGATAGGTTGTTAATGTCATACTTAACACCTGTTAATTTCTGTGCATCAGCTAACAGACGTTGCATTTCTTGCTTAGTACCACCATAACCTAATTTTAAGTTATCCAGCATTGTATAGTTTTGTTTTGCGAATCCTTGATAAGCATTTTGGATAAGCTCCATTGATGTACCCATCTTATTAGAGTTATCAGCCATATCAACCATTGCTGTGTTTGCTACTTTTGCAGCTTTTGCAGTATCTCCACCTAATGATTTAATTAAGCTAGCACTAAATCCGGTTACAGTTTCCATATAAGCATTAGCAGAGAGTCCTGTTGTCTTGTAAGCTTCATTAGCATACTGCTTAACCTTATCAGCATTATTTTTAAATAATGTTTCAACACCACCTAGAGACTGTTGGAGCTTTCCACCTTCTGTAAGTGATGCTGCAAACAACTTACCTATCCCAGCTGCAATTACTGCATTTTTAATTGTTGAAACTAGAGTACTCCCAGCACTCTTTCCAGCACTTGAGACTTCTCCATCTAGTTCTTTTGATATCATCCCTGATATCCCTTTTGCGGAAGGCATAATTTGTACATATGCTTTACCTAAATTTGTTGCCATATTATCCTCCTTCCTTCAATATTTTATTTCTTATTCTTTCGAACTCCTCACCAGTTGTGAATGCTAATTCCTCTTTAACTTTAACAGGTTTATTGATACCATCTACAAGTGACTTAGGTTTATTTCTGCCTTTTTGACCGTCTTTTGTTTTAGCCCAAACTAACAGACTTAATCTATCCACAGTTGAAGCTAGTAGCATAGTATCTAGCTTAACTTTTTGACCTGACATTTTCATCTTAATTCTAGAGTCATCTCTTAAGCCATTACAAAAAATAGCCACCGTTTCTGGTGGCATATCTTTGTAATTATAGATCCGATAAGTTTCAGCTAAGTCACAAATAACAGCATCTTCATCAGTATTCAACATACTAGCAAGGATTACTATTTTTTTAATCGTTCTTGAGCTTTAAAGATATCTTCAAGTTCTGCTGTTATTTTTTCAGTGTCTACAATTCCATCTTTATCTCTAACATGATTTTTTAATTTTTGCGTCCCTTCTTTTCCTAATAAAAGATTCATCACTCTCGGTAATGCGAGTGGATTAGTATCTAATTCTCCTAATGCTTCTACTAGTTCATAGTTTCTTACATTTTTTTCTGAAATAGAATATGCGAATCCTGATTTAGTTACACCTGTTAATTTTCCCATCTTACTTATCTCCTATCTTTATTTTTTTTTAATATATTCGTAGTGAGTATTCCCATCAGTATCCGGGAATGCATTTAGAGTAGTTTCGAACCCGACCATTTCAGAGTCAGCATATTTAATTTCTCCTACTTCACTGATTTTTCCGTTAGGAATTACAATACGTTTTAAGATGTCTCCTTTTAGCACCATCTCAATAACGACCGCATGTTGTGATAATTCCTTAGTATTCGCTTTAATTGTAATACCTGTTTCAACATCTCCACTTACGTTATCTTTTCCGTAAATTTCTTTTAAAACGTCAATATTTAATGATTCAATTAAAGTATAAGAAAATTTATCTTTTTTTTCAGTCTGTACAGTATCAACGATATCTCCGCCCCACGCTTTTACATTCTCAGTACTAGCCGTGTTTTCGTTAGTTAGCCCATCTTCTGAAATATATCCTAATGCTTTAAAAGCAGCATTTAGTCCTGTAGTTGCATCAGTAGGAAGAGCCGTTCCTAATGGTGCTGAATAAATAGCTCCACCTATTTTCGGTTTCGCTGATGTTACATTGCTTACATTTGCCATTTTTTAATCTCCTTTTTTAATAATAATGAATATCGAATACAGCTTGATATCGGTATTCTTTAGTTTCTAAATCGGTGTAGTTATAATCACTATTTAAACTAACTTTTGAAACTTCAGGTACAATAATCAAGTCATACATTAGATTTTTAATTTTTTCATTTAATTTAGCAGCTTCAAACATAGAAGCTCCATAACTTTGAATAGCTATTGTTGATGAATTTAAAAAGTTTTCTCTGCTTCCGCTTGTTTTTTGAATTACTATGAATTGTTTAGGTAAATTTTTCTGATGTTCAAAAACAATAGGTATATTAAGTGTTTTTGATAGATATTCTTTGACAATAAGTTCAATCATTATCTCATTGCCTTTAATAAAGTGTTATTTTTGTTGTTGTCTCTAATAGCCTTACGTGTTTTTGTTTTAACACTAACATTAGCCCTATTCTTACCTACGAATGAATTAATTTCATAACCATCTCCTGCGGCTTCTTGAATACCTCTAGCCTTATCTCTAAGTACTTCAATCATTTCAGGACTTTTCATTAGTTCTGCCACACCGCTATAGTTTAATTCAAATTTTTTACTCATATCTCTCTACCATAATCTTTCTATTCCAACTTAATGGAATCATTGGTTCAATACCCTCTTGCGGAATACCTATAGTTCGCCATTTTCTACCGAAAAATACAACTTCTCTATTTTCCCAAGTGTTTTTATCTCCCTTAGGTATTCCCAGCTGGTATTCAGCCTTTTTACCAGTTAAATTAACTACATTTGTGACATCTTCAGTTTTAACAGGGGCTACTATCACATTTTTTACGACTATTTCTTTGTCAACAAAAATAGGATGATTAAATTCATCCGCACCATTTTCTACTTTATCTATCAAAACTATATCTATACCTTTAAGTAATGTCATAGAAATCAATTACTCCGTATCGTTGTTTTTTTAGTCCTAAACGTTTCAACTCACTGTCTTTTATAAATAGTCCTCCTCCAGGTACTAAAAATGAGCCTGAAACAGAGTATCCAAGAGCTGACTCAGAATATTGAGTCATAGGCTCTTGGTTAGTAGATGTCATGAGAGTTCTTGCTACAATGTCAACAACGACTGATTTCACAAGATAAGAATAACTTTCATCATTCTTTACTAGTAAATCTAAGTCTTTCTTAACTTTTTTAGCTTCAACTCTAAGAACGTGTGAAACTGTTCTTAAAAGCTCCTCAGAGCGGCACAACTCATGAATTTCAACTTTTCTCCATAAAATTTCTAAATCATCAACGCTAGCAAACGGTTCAAGTGCATTCATATTACACCTCTATTCTTCGTCAGATTCCTCTTCTGACTTAGTTTTTTTAGTAGATTTCGTAACTTCTTTTACAAGCTCCCAATCTCCTGAAAGTTCACTCTCTGTTACTATCTCTACTTCAGTTTCTTTATGTTTATAAACGTACATAAGTTACCTCCTATACTTCTTCTACACGAGCAAATGCTTTTTCATCAAGAATTCCCCATCCGATATAAGCTTCAGTACGTAAAAGAATTTCATTGTATGCTTTTAAGTCTCTACCTGCTCCATCTGGGTCTCCATATTCAATAATTTCCATAGGAATGTTTTCAGCATATCCCCATTTGAATCTATTTTGGAAGTCCCCAACAATAGCATGATTTTTCTTACCTTTTCCGCTTTGAGCAGTTAAAGTTTTGTTAATATCTAACTCCATACCAAAGAAATTATCTGGACGTTGTCCAAATCTAAATTCTGGGAATTGTACAACGTTATTGACTTTAACTTTAGACATTGCTTGTCCTGCAGCTGGTGACATTGCAATTCCAGTTACTTCATTGTCAGTCGCAACAATAGCTTGAACTGCATCATCGATATTGCTATCAATCGTTGCAGCGTTGTAAGTCACAACATTTCCTGTTACTAATCCGTCAAATGAGTTAGTAGCTTTGAAACTTGCATCAGTTAATCCTTTCGGTTCTAATCCGTGAATCGCTGCAATGTCAAAAGCTTCTGCGATTTTTTTAGCAAAGCCATCTGCGTAATGTTTTAAGAAGTTCAGTTTTTTCTCATCTGAAGCATGCATAAATTCGTCTGTAATACGTGCTTGATATACAAATTTTAGCGGTGTAATAACTTTAGAAGTAATTACAGCTTTCCCAGCTCCTTTTAATTCTCCTTCTCCTACAATTTGTGCATTACCTTCTAAATTAAAAATAAATTGTTCAGTTCCGTTAAATGGAATAGGTTGTTGATTTGATAATTTAGCAAGAGTTGAGCGCCCTTGCACTTTGTTCATAATTTCTGTTACTAATTCTGGGTTAAATAAAGTCCCTTTTTTTGTTGCTGTTGATTCTGCCATTTTTTTATTCTCCTTTTTTTATCTTAAATTTTTAACAACATCACGCCATGCTGAGTCCACTCCTTTTTCTTTAAAAGCAGGTTCTTTATCAGCTAATGGCTGTGTATAATTTTTAACACTTACTAATGATGCAAGACGTTCTGCATCCTCGTTCAAACTTTCTTCAGTATCACCTTGCAGTCTGTCAGCTAAGTCAAACGGTAGACCGTTTTTTATAGCTATTTGTTGTTTAAGCGATTTATTTTTCCAAGCAGTCACATCTTTTTCAAGGTCAGCAATTTTGCTAGCTGTTGAGCTTTCACTTGTTTCTTTATCAGTGATAGTTTGTTTTAAGTTTGTATTTTCCGTCTCTAAATTTTTTATCTTTTCTGCTAAAGTATCGTAATCAGAGTACTTAGCTTTCTCACGATCTAATCGTGATTTTATAATTGCATCTAATTGTTCTTGAGTTTCAATTACTTTAAATTCTGTCATTTTTTTATTCTCCTTTATCCGGATTACCCGTCCGTTCGGTAATTTAAGCTAATTAATAGCTTATCCTTTGTTTTTTCTTAGGCTTAATCGAGTGACAAGCCCAATGTGCAAGTAATGCACTATCCAATAACGAAATATCCATATCATCAAACTGCGATTTATAGCCAAACCCACCATTAGTACCGATACTACGTTTTTCACAATTTGTAGCTACTTTCCTTAATGATGGTTGACCGTTATGGCAAATAGTCTTTTGAAATATACCTTGTTCGAAAACTGAGTTAGCTGTGATTATTTCTTTAACAGTTGGTAATATAATGTTCTTTATCTTATAGTCTTTCAACTCCTCTTCTAACAATTTCTGACCGCCCGCACCATCCACAACGATGTTTGCTACGTCAGCATTTTTTAAGAAATTAATCAACCACATATTACCATTTCTTAAACTTTGACAATCAATGGTTTCAATGAAAATACGTTCATCATTAGTCCTAACTGCAATGCTCATGCTTACATTAGTTCCATCATTTCCGTATTTAATACCAACGAATAACTTGCCTTTAAAATTAAGTTTTCCGTTTATTTGCAATCCGTCCCACTCCCTCTCACTAATTACAGATTTTTGAGAGAACGATGGCCAAAAACCAAGACGTTGAACATTGTGATCCAGCTTATCTTCACCAAGCTCAGCTTCAATTTTCCTTTCAGTTAAATGATAACCTAATGAAGGATTAGAATTGTACCAAGCATCAATATCGTTTATTTCTTTTTCAGCCTCAACAGACCACTCCGCCCATCCAGAGTATTTACTCTTTCCGAATAAGCAAGATTCACGATATTTAGTAAATACAGTCCCTATTGACACTGGTGTAGGAGGTGTTCCACACATTACTGTCATAGGGTTTTTACTATCTGTAACTGTATATTTTAAAGCAGATTCTTGTTCAATCGTATATTCCTGTGCTTCGTCAATTATCATTAAGTCGAAACCTTCACCAAGACCACCATTTTTAGTCCTAGTCCTAAATTGAACCACTCCACCAGTGGAATATAGCTCAATTCTTTCTTGACCTTTAGCACGGATAGAATTAAAGTCCTCTCCGTCTACATATCCCATCTTTTCAAGGTATTTTTTAACCTTTTCAAAAGATGAATGAGAGGTGCTAATTCTGTGTGCTGTATGTAAAATGTTGATACCTTGATGTAATGCCCAAATTTCAAGAATATACACAATCTCTGTCTTCCCGTTACGACGTGGTAACGAATAGCCAAATTTCTGATGTGTCCACAATCCTTCTTCATCTGTTGCCATTATTGCTTTTAATAGATTTAACTGCCAATCATACACATCTAACTTAGTTCTTTTATATAGATTTACAGCTTCTTGATAGCGACTTTCGTTATAGTCTAAAATCACCGATTGAGTAGGAGTTTGTCTACCAAATTTACCCATTTAGTCGCTCCTTTCCAATCCACCTAGTTTAATGCCATACGGTAGGGCAATTTATTGACTTTTTTTATTTTTTATATTATAATAAAGGTAAATAAAAGAGATGTTTATCCTCCTCCCCCACAATTTTTGGAGGGGGGTCGACATCTCTTTTTTTATTTTTTAATAACATCTTCTATGTTATTATCTTTTATTAATACTATATTTTTAACCCAGGTTCTATGTGGATTTTTATATAATCTATTCAATCTTTTATCTATATCTTCTCGGGATAAACCCGATTTTGTATAGTCCAACACAAAACTACTAGCTTGTTTTTTTCCACTTTTTATGGCCGTATCTATATTATTTTTCCCTGTACTAGTTATTTCTTTTAAATCATAAGCTATTCCATTTAGTAAATAATCTGGACATGAAATATTTTTAGGATTATGAAATTTAGGATTTAACTGTACTTCTAATCCAAATTTATTTGCTATCAGTTCAGCAATTTCTTTTTCTTTTACAGAGTAATCTAAGACAACATTTTTTCCATCAACAAAATACTTAGTCCCATTATTCTCCCAATACCTAGCCTCTATAACTTTAGGTTCTTTATAATTTTTCAACCATTCTGCTTTGACACTTGTATAAGGTAATTCTTTACTACCTTCTTTTGATTCATATTTTATTTTTTTAGTATGAACATCTTGTCTAACACCTTTTTTAGGAATATATTCAACGGTACAACGGCAGTTTTGATGTCGTCTATATACATCTTTAGGTACAGCAGGATATCTATATGTACCTACTAAATTTTTACACCATTTACAACACTTACCAGTTTCTTTTCTAATGATTTTAGGACTCATGCCTGATTTATAATGAAATTCAGCATTTTTTCTCACCATATCATCTACTACAGACTGACTAAAGTTGACTATAGGAGAACCTAACAACCATTTTGACTGTTCAAAATCATCTTCTTTTAACCTGCTTACTAATCCATCTATTCTACTTTGATTTATTTGAGGGATTTGTGTTTCTAAACCAATTTTAGCTTGTTTATTCAAAATATCTTGAACCATTTTACCAAAATCGGTTATTAATCTATGATTTTCTTTTAATCTATCATTAAGAATTTGTTCAATAATCTCTCCAGGATTTTCAGTAATATGAATATTAAAAGCAGTGGTTAGGATTTCTCCTAAAGCCACTGCATAATCATTTACATCCTCATAGGAGGTAGCTTTAATACTTACATTTTTTAAGCGTTTCTCGAACGTTTGAGTAATACGTCCTAATAGATCGTTACTCATTTACTTTCTCCAAGATTTCAGTTTTATTTAACATTACCTCTGCTTCTTGTTTACTCATTCCCGTAGATGTAAGAAGTAAAATAGCATTCTCTTTAGAAAGTACTCCTTTTTGATAGTTACTTAAAAGTGAAGTAATCTCATATGTAGAAATTACTCTATTATTTTTCTTATCCTCTGAGTTAGTAGTTTTTTGTTCTACTTCCTCAATTTTCGGAGTAGCATTCATATCACCTTTAATACCAGTTAAATCTCTAATTACATTAGAATTAATATATCCTGGTAATGCTTGATTAAGCTTAATTACACCATCACCGATTAAAGTAAGCATATTAGCATCAGCCTCAAATAGAGGTTCCCATTTCGGTTTAGTATCAATAAAACGACCTCTGTTATATTTGAAATCATCTCTTAAGCAACAAGCAACGTAAGCAACGTTTAAAAGTCCACTCCCTAGAGAGCGTTGCGCTTTTCTTCCGGCAAGTCTTAAATTTTCATGACTAGCTTTAATAGCTTCAACTGAAGATGGATTATCAGACACAAAACCTAAATCATCAAGAGTAAGTCCTGTTTCTCCAGCAAATAAAGCAGCTGCTGTTCTTAGTTGTTCAGTGAACGGAGACATTGACGGAGTGGTGAATTGTCCTACTGCAGGTTTATCTCCATTTTCATTAACTGTGATTTGTAGCATACTAGATACAGTCGCTTTCCATGTTTCAAGCGGTTCGGCATCAACATCCATTCCTAACACATATTTCTGAGGGAATGAATAAAACTCTGCTGTAATATCCGCCCTTTCTAACGTCCTTTTAGCTAATTTCTGATAGTACATTCCCGACCTTGTTATTCTTGACCTACCAAAAGGCCTTACGCTATCTGGCGCATGAATAACAGGTACTAATAACGGAATACCAGCAGTATTTGTTATTACTGTTGATTGACCTGTTCTCTTGTCATTAATCACAGTTTCTTTATCTGTGAAATAAGCTTCTAACAGTGCTTTATCATTTTCATCTTTTTTTAGAATTGCATATCCTTCAGTTAATAGTCCTGTTATAGGATCTAATATTCCTGTAGCATTGCTAGCTTCAATAACTTGTAATCGTGGAATATCCTCCCCAACTTTTGAAATATACACAAAACTACAAGATGCTATAAGCGAGGAAAGAATAACGCTGTCGAAAAATATATCCGGATTATTTTGTTTGAATATTTCATTAACTTTAAAGTCATCATTTTCGAACTCACGGAATACCAATCTATCAGCAAGACTATCTACAGCCTTTGTACACCAGCCTAAAACTGACCTATATTGATTTCTTAGCTGCGGTGGGATGGTTATTCCAAATTGTTCATCATTAAATTTCATTGCATACTGTCTATATCTTAAATCTACTCTACAATCAGTCAATGCAAGTTTTCTACGTAGGTAATTTATTCCTTTATATTCCAATAAAATCACTCCTTTCTTTTAATCGTTATTTTCGCACGAGAAAAAATGTAC